TAATCTTGCCGATGGCTACGTCGGCTGATAGCCCCATCTTTTGAATGGCTTCAGTGGATGCCGTGCCAAAAGCAGAAACCAAAACCTGCCGGATCTGCGGAACACGCTCGGCTATCTGGTTGATTTCCTCAGCTGATATTGCACCCTTGCTGGCTATCTGACCAAGGGCAAGGATGACCCCGTCCAGTTCTGATTTGCCTTTGCCAACCAATGCAAGCGCATTGCCAAAAGCCATCAATGCACGTTCAGATGTTTGAGCAGATAACCCTGCGGCTTCAAGGTTGAGCACACCCGCACGAACCTCTGTAAGCCCCAACCCGGGGAGTTTCGCTATCTCGTTGAGTCTACCTAGTTGGGCTTGTAGTTCCTGTGCATTCTTGGCATATGCAGCCAAACCACGAACCTGCGAGTCATAAGCCATTGCAGCTTGTACCCCGGTTACGGAAGCGAAAGAGTTTTGTGCTATCTCGAATAGGCGGGTGGCATCTGCTGCAGTGCGGATTGCTTCACCAACACTTTTAGCAGACTGCCCTACCCGGCTTAAGGCACGAACAGCAGCGGCTTCACCAACTACAGAAATCTTAGCCGTCAGTTCCGCTACTGTCATCGTTACCTGCCTCCGAACAATGCACCCAACATTTCGACCTGTTGCTTTTCTATCTCTTGTCCGATCATAGCCACCTCGGCTATCTGGTCAAGGGTTAGGTCGGTCTCTGACGGGTGCCGGTTGAGATACTTCACGGTGTAGTAAGCAACCTGACTTGCTACACCTCTAAGGCGTTTTTTGCTTCTTTTACCCTGCCCTGTAGGTCATCGGTCGGGTACCAACTGATGAACTCACCAAGGATACGAAAGAACGTTTGCTTGCTCGTTCTAGCCAGATTACCAAAAGCCCGCAGTGGTGATTCTTCTGAGCTATCCGCAGGGTCTGCCACATAGCAACGACCAAGCAAGTAGATCTGGTAAAGCATCGCTTCGGGAAACTCAGCAAAGGCTACACGCAGTGATCCAAGTTCTTTAGCGTCAGGGAAGAGGTCTGCCGCCTTCGGTTCACGAAAGCGGAGTTCTGCGCCGTCACCAGCGACATCGGACAGGTCTACGGTAAGTAGACCCTTGTCCGTGTCTTTAGGAATTTGTTTTAGGGATTGAAGTGCCATGGCTTAGTGTACTACGACCAAGCAGTAGTCACGCCATTCGCTCCAAGGGTAATGGTTGCCGACTCGGTCAAAGCCTCTTCGTTTGCAACGTTGAGACCAGTACCGGTTACAACGCCTACAAAGGTCTTAGCGGTAAGGGTTCCGGGCGTAACTACAATCTGGCAGTAGTAACCGTCTTTGCCAAAGAAGATAGGGTTTACAACGCTATCAACCAAGAACTCGACTTCAACGCTACCGTTAGCCTTGGTGACCTGTGCTTTGTTCTGAGCATCACAGAGTGCGCTAACATCCACGGTATTGACCGATGAACTAAAGCGTACCGAGCGAGCAATACAGGTGTAGGTTTCAGCGGTGAAGGCTGAAGGCGTACCGTCTTGGTATCCACCGAAAGCCACCGTGACAACACAGTTTTCACCGATAAGGGCAGATGTACGTGTAAAAGGCATATGAGACTCCTATTGCTGCGTGACAAAACGATACACCGCCGTCACTCCGAAATCAGTACGACCACCACTCTCTAACCCAAAAGTTTGAGCAGTTGATTCCCGCCTAACGTAGAACCTTGGCGTGGTGCTCGAAACGTGAATATTGTCTAGTAGTGTGTCAATGCGGGACATGATGGTAGCCGAGCTTGCCATCGATACCGCACCTGTAGCAGTATCCCACACGGTGATTCTATAGGTTGGGTACGTGAAGACCCGGCTACCGCATAGCGTGTCTTGGTCTTGTCCAGCACTACCAGCACGATCAAAGACCACGTAAGGTGTAACCGGTTGCTTGCGTGATATCGGGTCTATCTGTGGAGCAATGGTGTTATAGATTGCCATCTGGAAGCCGTTGGGTTTGTTATCAGGAGCAAGTAAACCCATAAGCGTAGTATCGCCGGTTAGAGTTTCGTAGATCCATTGCTCAATGACCGCTGGTTCAAATGCCATTACTTGTTACCTTTAAGAATCGACTTGACTGCAGCTTGAAACGAAGGGGCTACATATTCAACCGCTGGACGTAAGAACGGGCGAGCAGGTACGTGGTTACCAGCCTTTGACATCCAACCAAGTTCCAACGGTATTCCATACTTTGCATTCACGCGTACCTCGGCAGATGTCTTGCCGGTCATCTTGTTGTAAATGCTTCCAGCCAGAATACCGGTGTCGCTGTTAGGTGGAGTGCCGGGAGGGCTTGACCAGTGCGGATGTTCTTTACGCCCCGGATACTTTTTGTATTGCCCACTAGACATCTCTATGCTTTGTTTTGCGTTGCCTTCGATATCAGCTGCAGCATTACCTACAGCAACAGAAAGTTGGCGTAGATTCTTTTGATAAGAATCTAGCCGTACTTTCTTCAGGCTTACCGACATCTTTATCACGGAGCCAAAACCTCTATCTCAAGCGGACCGAACCTGCGTACCGTGGTACTTACCGTGAAGGATATCGTTATCCGAATCATTGCTGCAGTAGGGTATGCAGCAGGGTTGAGAATGCTTAGGATGCCTTGTGCGCTGTACTGCTTTGTGAGGGTAACCGATCCAGATGGGAACGTATACGTGGACCCCGTAGCAATGTTGGTGAAGGTAGCACCGAGAGTACCGGTCGTGATGTCTACCGGGCTTCCCAGTTCGTCTACCAAGCGCACCACGTAGGAGTGCCAATCACCTACCCACGCACTGGCTTGTATTACCTGCTGAGGGTCTTCGGTCAAATCATAAATCAATGCCATTAGATGTCCCTCACATAGATGCGTAAAGGTCCGAACACCTGCGTATCAGATGCACCTGTTGTGCGTGTAATCGTTGCAGTGTAAGTGCCCGGTGTATTCGTAACCGTTGTATCGATGGTAAATGTTGCACGTCCATCAGCTGCATAGGTTGCCGTACAAGCGTACGTGTCAACCAAGGTCGCACCAGAGTTGTAGACCTTAGCCGTAACCGTTGCGCTCGTGATGTCGATGCCGGAGCCGTTGTTATCCACGCACTGGATGTCGATGCCGTGCTGTGCGCCTGTCTGGATGTCTAGCGGATCAGATGCCCCCAAGCCATCCGCCCTAACCTCAAAAGGCCCCATGCGAACCAGCGCGGCAGAGGTTACCGGGGTAACCAACTCAGCGTTGACGTACTGACCGAACGTGCCTACCGTCGTGTGTCCTGATCGTGCTTCGTCCCAGACAGCATCAGCGATAGCGCCGGAGTTGACGTTCACATTGACGTACTCGCCAAAGGTGCCAGCCGTTGCATATGCAGAGCGTGAAGCATCCCATACCGCTGCGGCTGTCTGCGCTGCCGTCAAGCCACCACTCGATAGTTTGACCATCATTACCGCACCGTTAGTACCAGACGCACCACGTACAACTACAGTGACATCGTCAGCACCAGCCGCCAATGCAGCATCAGGGAGGTCTAAGCGATACACACCCGGCATATTGGTAGCGTCAACCTCGGCAAAGCCACCAGCAGTCCACGCCTGAGCGATTGTACGAGCTACTAGAGGGATAGATACGCTTGCTGTCCTTGTGCGGTTGTATCGGGCTGTGAGACCAGTTGTGGAGGCTGTAAGACCTGTTGCACCAAGGTACAGTTCGATGCTTTGTGATGTACTTCCGGGAGCGATGGTTACTACACTAGCGTTTCGCTCAGTTGGCACGTATGGGCTAACGGACGCAATATTTCTATATGTAACAGCACCGGCGTCAGGTGTTGCACCTGTCCACGCCACGCCATAAGCATCAGTAGCAGGAGCCGATGTCGCCGTTCCAAAGGCTGTATTTCTGCTATTCTGCAATGTACCAAACGGAGCCAAACTACCAAATCCTTGCAATAGGTTTTGACCTAAATCAATGCCAAGGAAATCAGAAGTAATTGTAGTTGCATCTGAGGCTACGTTTGTAAGCTGAGTAACGCAATTAATAATATTATTACGTTGGGTTACTTGTAGATTTGTCACCGAGTATATACCCGTTGTGCAATAAGCCAAAATGTTATTTTGAACAATATGTTTATCAGTTGTATTACCATTAGCAAAATGTAGACCGGTGTCAGCACTCAAAATCACATTATTTGAAAACAGTATTGATGCTATATTTGAACCACTTTGAGCGTAGGAAAAAATTCCATAAGACCCGCCGGGCTGCAAAACAAATCTATTGTTAGTAATCTCTACGCCACTAGTTCCAGTTGAGCTACTAGGTAGATTGACATAAACACCAACTTTACTTCCGTATATAAAAGTGTTCTTTATGTATATTGCATTGCCTGTAGCAGATGCTGGTTGAATATTAATTGCACTTCCAATAGTGGCTCCTAAGTGAATGCAACTAAAAACACACTTGTCAACAGTTACATTTGCACCACGAATATCAAGACCAAAAGTCAAACTGTCTGTAACAGACTCAATGACAACATTTTGTATTGTCGTATAGGTTTTACTTCCTAGGCTGACACGAGTACCACCAGAACTCCTCGCAGAATCTGATGTTGCTCCCGTTATGCGAATTTGTCCAGCGGTAATCCCACTGAACTGCGATGCAGATGGATCTCCAGAAATCACAAGTGTGTTTGAGGAGGTAGGTGTGACGGTAAGTGTAGGAGATTCACGATATACACCTGGAGCAATATACAAAGTATTGACACCGGTAGTTAGAGTCATATTTGCAAAGGCATAGGCTATGGTTTGCCACGCTTGATTTGTGGCAGAACCAGTTCCTGTGTTGGCATTATTGCCATCAGTCCTAACGTAATAAGTCGCCATTATTCAGCTGTTCCTGCCACGATTTCCTGCGCCATAACTACAGCAAACTGATTGCTGTAGTTCTTCTGGAAGAACTCATCCTGCAACACCCACCAACCGAATACGCTCGTACCACTCTCACCAAACGTACCCAGCAGGTTTCCGTCATTGTCATAGATATCACCAAAGACAATCCAATCACCGGGACTTAACGGGTTAGGTTCAAGCCTATAGTTTTGCAGGTTCATTTGCCCACCTTCAGCGCGTTCATGTCCGTACCCTTAAAAGGCATCGTCAAGAAAGCCAGCACACTAGACACCGCAGCGGAGACCCCCGCCGCTACCGCCTTGCTGCCGTAGAGTGCAAGCACTGCGCCGAGCTCGCTGATGTCGTGTGCTTCGCTTGTGCGGATGCCATCGCCAAATACCGAGGTGAAGGCAGCTACAAAAGCCACGATCACAACGACCACCAACCGCTTGATTGAAATGCTGTTCATTGCTTCGCCTCCAACTTTGTAACCTGCGTCTTCAGTTCGCTGGTTGCACCTTCCAGTCTACCGATACGATGCCCGTGGTCTTTGATCGTTGCCGTGTCTACCGCTCCACGCTTGTCCATACGGTGGAGGAACTGGATGATGTAGACCAGTAACGAGATAACAGCACCTGAAACGCTGATGCCTATCGTTGTCCATTCCGATGCTGTCATAATGTACGCTCCACCAGCCCTACGTGCTGTACTAATAATTCAGTCTGTCCAAAGTCACTACCGACTACATCGTAGTACTTGGCATCATCACCCACCCGGTAAACCCGGTCTTGTGGCATCACATCAGCCCCTACAGCAATGATTAGCGTCCACTGCGCAGATGACTGGATGCCACCGCCTACGATAGATTCTGTGTCTGATTGGTTGGTTAGCCTGCCGTTGTACTCGGCAACCTTGCGCCATGTCTCAGTAGCACCACCACGGCCGTCTTCGGTAAGGGTGAAGCGATGTATTTCTACTCGGTCTTGGCAAAGGTTGCGTACCATGCCTGCTTGCAGGGTTGCGCGTAGGATAGGGCTCATGCGAACACCACCGGTCTAAACTTATCTGCCATGGTTAGGCAGTTCTGCATCAACTGAGAAAGTTTTACGTCGCTTGTACCTTCCTTAGCATCGATGTCTGCGGCTACCCTTGATGCTTTGATCAGCCATGCTTGGCGAGTTGCGGTGCGAACATCGTAGCGCTCGGTATTGATTGGACCTTGGTCTACCCACATCAGGGTTGGGTCTCCGGTGCCATCTTCCAAGGTAAAGCCTTTTACCTGATACGGTGCATAGACCGGGTAATCGGGTTGTGTCGTGCCTGATGTTCCAGCCACCCGGCATTCATAAACCCTGCCGTTGGGTGTTGTAGGCACTACACGGTCACCTACTGCGTAAGTAGTTGATGCTGCCCACGTGGTGAATCGTGAGAACGAATCAAGGATTGAGCCAATGTCGGTTGTGGACATCTGCGGGTAACTTTGA